GCTGCGTGTTGCCTACTCTATATAGCAACGAATATTGGTAAGTGCAATCATACTGCGGGAAGTTATTCATCAGCACATGCGCTAACACACGGTCAACTTCAGGCTGTCCTGGTTCCCTAAATTTTCTGTACCAAGCAGGTGTAATCGCAACAGCAATGTCCCTTCGTACAAAGTAGCAATTCACATCTACAAAGAAGTCTCGCGGGTCAAGTACAGAAGCCCACTTGCCTAGACTCTCGCAATCATCATGACAGAGATAGTTACCATCCTTGTCAATAATCTTACGCAGTGAGTAAGCCCAGTGTAGATTCTTTTCTGTAACCAACTTGACTAGGGATTCAATATGGTCAGGTTCAAGAACATTGTCCTCATCAAGATACATGATGAAGTCGCCCTCTGCCATATAGGTTACTGCTGGATAGATGCGGTGTGCATTCCAACGGTCTTTTCCAATAGGGTAAGGAATTTCAAGATAGAACTGATTTGTTCCATTAGGGAATCCAGCATCTGTAAAGATTGCATCAATCTTTTCCCAATGTTCTGGTCCATCCCCAACTACAATATGGGTAACATCTTTATGAGTTTGTGCTGCCACAGAACGCAAACAACCCGCCAAAAGCGGGTTGCCTGTAGTAGCCGTGATTACGGTTACTTTCATTGATTAGTCCTCAACAAGACCAATCGAAGTATTCTCGGGAAGAACATATCCGCAACCAACAACAAACTGCTGGAAGTGTTCAATTAACATGGTTAGGTTCAAATCGCCATGAACACTTAGGGTATTGTACACGGATGGGATTACCGGATACCGACCATCTTCTCTGTTGCTGCCATCTTCATGTAGGGTAAAATTAAAGTTTTGCATATTAAATCTCCAGTGTATGATTCACGTTAAACAAAATATTCTCACATTCTTTAGGACGATACGATTTGGCGTATCCTCTTGGATTGCACATCACTCGGCAATCTCCAATTATATAGTCCCGACTGATATGGGTGTGCCCGTGCAGCCAGTACTTTATACGGGGATTGTCCAATATGAATTCTTTTAAACCCGTGTTAGCATAGGCATAATTCAACGGGTTATTACCGTACCTAGCATCAACACTGAGCATGTCAGGTAGATGATGCGTCATCACGATAAACTTTTTGGTTGAATAAAACTCCAGTGCCATCTTTAGTGAATTGCGTGCCGCCAAATTAAATTCAGTAGTATCAAATGGTGAGAGACTTCCACTCTTGTTTTCATTATCATAGGCAATCATACGAAAGTCATTCATGCCTCGTTTTGCGGACTCTACTGCAACAAAATCATTGTTGTTAAAGTCCGTCCAGAAGGTAGAACCAAACAATACATATTCATCATTCAATTCAAAACAACTGTCTTCTAAGAAAACAACCTTCAAGTCATTCTTATGGAAGAAGTTACGAATGTTTTCATGTGTCGTGTTATAATAACCACTATAGTGCTCATGGTTGCCGGCAATGTAGATTACCTTGTTGTACTTGGCGCAAGCATCTTCAAAGAAGAGTTTGGCTTCTTCACCATGTAGTCTATCATAAAGATGCTTATTGCTAGCAACAAAAATATCGCCAGCAAGCAGAAGCACATCGCCACCTGGTAAATCTATTGGGGCAAACTCAAGGTGGAGGTCGCTCAGTAAATGTAACTTCATGGCTTCACCCAATAAAACTTATCATGCAAGTATGTCCAGTCATTTAGCGTGGCATCGCAAGCAGCCTTGACGCCGGGGAACCATAGCACATCATCGCCAAGCATGACACCACCAGACTTTAGAATGCTAGTATAACCTTTGATGTCTTTCTTGACAGATTCAAAATCATGTCCAGCATCAATGTATACCATATCTGCTTGAATGTTCAGTTGATGAAATGTTAGCCATCCATTTTGCGAGTCTACCGGGAATGGCGTGATGACGTCAGTATGATTGTTGTTAACAACATTGCTCATGAAGACATTATACAAATTAGGTCTGCCGTGTATGTTGTACATCAAATTTAAATTTTCAATCCAATGTTCAACGGAGCCTAGAAATGTATCAATACAAACAATTTCGAAATTGTTGTTGCCGTATTTCTGCTTGCATAGGTTAGCCATATGGATTGCGCTTGCGCCCTTCCAAGTACCAACCTCAACAATCAACTTGGGTTGATGCCTATCAATAACATCACTAAACGCTTCAGATGTACTAGCCCATCCCTGCATATCATTATAGGCAGGGATGTATCCGTCATACGGATTTGATTTGTGTAAAGTATTTCTTACAGTAAGCATAAATGACCCCAGCAAAAATAACGGCAAATAAAATTATTGCCGCCACCCATAGCATACTTATAGTATAAAAGAAAAAGATGAAAAAGTCAAGTTCTGTCACGGTGAATATTCGCCACGGTGGTCACCGTAGTGAATCAAAAGCATTTCAGCCTTGCGTTCTGGTCCACCACGTTTGTTGTGCTTGTAGTCATCATATACAGCAATGGCATACATGTAATCCATCGTTCTTAACTGAGTACTCCAATACCCGATTGGTCCTAACAGATGAATCCACTTGTCCACTTCATAATATGGGTCTTCAACATCTTTCGCATATCGCTTCATCAATCGTACTTTCATTATTCAACTCCAAAATGCGTTTTGAGGTCTTGAGCCAACAAGTGCCCATGCTCCCAATTACGGGAGGCATAGTTGGCGCATTCCAGCACAATCAACTGGGCAAATTTTTCAATTTTCCCTTGTTGGGTGAACCATCCATTATACAACTGGCATTGGTCAGCAAGTTTCTCAATTCGTTTGTTGTTCATCCTAACTCCGTATGATATCGAATATACCTTGCAAAATCTCTAGCATCTTTGGGTGATAACCCCTTGCCGATTGCCCAGCCAATAGTTAGGTCGCGCCAGAGGCATTCCATATTGGGGTCAACTTCTTCAGCACGGTCATCCACCTCAGTTTTGAACTGGCAAATCAAATCTTGATATTCGTTCATCGCTTTCTCCCCAGTGATTGTACATCAGCATCATCAGTAACATACTGGACTGCGCCTTTCGAATACGCAGGAGCCAGTCGCTTGCTCTTGGCAATGATGGCATCACGCACTTCAGGTGCTTCCTTGGCAAGTTGAGCCGCATCCATCACGCTGTTGCGCGCAGGAAGAAACTGCGTTGATGTCACGTGAGACTGGATGCTCAACGCAACGTCAGAACCAGGACGCAGTGCGCGGTTACTGCCGAACACTACATCAACGCCACGCAACTTTCGGGTGTCAAGTTTGCGAGCAACTTCACCCTTTGGCTTGCGCTTTTTAGACCAACGATACATTACAAATTAATCCTTGTACAGAGTGCTCAGGTGCTCAATGATGTCATCAAGATTCTTCTTGGATTGCTGCAACTTCTTGTGAAGCAGAAAGAATCCAACAAGTAAACCTAGAACAACAATAAAAAAGAAAAAAAGAATAGCAGATTCCATTACAACTTCTCCAGCAGAGGCTTCAAATAATAATTAACCAACTTGTCATGAATCATTGTTGGAATGTCCATATATGGCTCTTCTAACAGATACCGACAACCAGTCTTCCAGTTATTATACTTGATAAACTGGGCATAGTCAAGCCTATGCTGCTTGTTTGCCGGATTAAAAATAACTCGCGGCACAGGACTGTATACACGTTTGCGATACACTGCAATAACCTCATTACTAATCATGTTTTACAAATGACTCTGCTGTTGTATTTTGAATTGCATCAATGAACTCTTGTGGACCATAATAACTCCACCAACCTTCAATTTGAACGGCTAGCGGCATATTATTTTCTAGTGCAAACTTGAAATACCAATTTAATATAGCAGAATCAAGTTTGCTCTTGTGTTCAGATACTCTGATACAAGGTTGCTTTTCGCCATTGGCATCAATATACTTGAGCATTGACGGAATGGCTTTTGCCCTATCAGGACGCATCCATTCAGGAAACTTTGTTCCATCATCAAGCAGCCAAGCGCACTTATACCGCTGACACGGTTCATATGGTCGCTTGTCATATATACCGCAGCCTTTTGCTGTCAGGAAATGACATGGCTTGCCAGGATATATCTGGTGCTCAAACACTTGCGTGTTAAGTGAACCTTCGCAGCAAGCCGTGCATTCATTACACTGACGCATCGCGCCTCCAGTCACTACGCGACTTGGCACGCTTGTACTGCTTGTGTGTCGGAACAACACGCAGTGCATACTTGGGGCTGCGCAAATCACGCGCAACAGGATTGCCCTTATACAACTTGCTCATTATTATACCTTGAAAAAAGTGCGTTCAGCAGGAACAGAAAACTTTGCCTGTAACAAAACAACCCAACGGTTGACCTCATCCAGCGTCATGCAGTAGCATGACGCATCCTTGGTGCGACGGTTCTTGTTTGGACCAGTCAGGTGCGTCACATGAACCGCAAACTTGGCAAACGTGTTCGTGGTGACTTCAATGTCATACTCATACGTCATTGCACATACTCCTCACCATCATAATAATCAACACCATAGTCATCATCCGTGCCATAGATGTAGCCATCATCGTCTGCACTCAGCGGCTCATCGTCCACGTCATACAGCGGCTCAGGCGCATCAAAGCCAGCCAGTTCACAGAAGTCAGCATCCTCCATGAGCAGGTCAAGAGCACCCTCAACCATCTCCACCGGCACGTCATTACAACTTGCGATGTACTCAACGGAAGCACCATGCAGAATCATGGCGCGAACATCCTCAAGAAAATCCTTCATGTGGCTCATCTTACTTGCCCCCAATGCGGTTTGCGGAAATGTCCAAAGTGTAGGTGTGCTGCTTGCCGTCGATGCCCGTGACATAGCCAATAGCGTTGACGGTCATGATGACACCAAACTGGTCAAAGTCAGCCTTGCGGTCTGCCTCCAAGTCAGTCAGCGCGTTGATGAGCGACAGGCTCATGGCGCGTGGGCTGAAGACATTCTGCTTGAGGATGTCACCCTTGGTGGTGTAGGTGCTGTGGATACCATCGTGGAATTCCACGATGAGGCGGGTGCTGCGCGGCAGCGGCTTGAACTTGCTTTTCATACTTATATAATACCGGATTCTAGGAAAAAGTCGATGCGATTTTCTTTTGTAGAATCAATCACTTACATCGACCAGTAAGTTTCGGTGGACGGGTCACAGCAACCGCCAACTTTGTCAGACTCAATCCAGATGTCCTTGTCAGAAAACAGCGGACGCACTTTGCTCATCTTGGGCTTTTTCATGCTATCAAGTTGAGCCTGCAGGCGCGCAATTTCAGCCAAAATCTGCTTTTCAGTCTTCATCATTTTTCCCTTAACTTTCATTATACCTATATTGTACTGAAATCTAGGAAAAAGTCGATAAGAAAAACTTCTGTAAAATCAATCACTTACAAAAATGCAAAGTGCGGTGATTTTTACCACCGCACCGTTACAAGAAAAGTTGTCTGTTTTATCAGGTTGCTAGAACAGCAATCTTTCTTGGCTTCTGGGCTTCTGGAATAACATTCTCAAGAGAAACTGTAAGAACGCCATTCTTAAGAGCCGCATTTCGCACTACCATAGTATCAGTCAGAATAAACTGGCGATAGAATGAACGTCCTGCGATTCCTCTAAGGACATAATTGCGTTCATCTTTTTCCAATTTCTTTCCAGAAATCTTCAGTAGATTCTTTTCAGTCTCTACGTTGATTTCTTCTTCTGTATAGCCAGCAATAGCAAGTTCAACGACATAGTTAGTGTCATTAACCTTTACAATATTTACTGGAGGGAAAGATAGATTACTTGAATTTGCAATGTCAGCGGCGTGGTCAAGAACATCAAACACGCGGTCAAATCCAAGAGCAGATGGTAGATAACGGTCAAATAGATTATTGGTCATGATTATACTCCTTTAAAAGCAAGTTAAAAACCTGAACCCCGATTGGGCATCCAGTATTCTTATTTAGCCAACTTCATCAATAATTTTAGCAAAATCTTCGTATTTTAACAGTTCAACTTTTGAAGTCTTGATAAGATTTTTGTATTCTTCTGATGTAAAGTAGTTGAGAAGACGCCAACCAGTTCCAGCGCATACAATGTAGGCTTTGTTAAACCCGTAGGTATCACAAGCATGTTGAAGCATTAACTGCTCATATGGAATCTTTTCTTCCGCAGTACCCACAACATTTTGTAACTTAGCAGAAACAAGAATCTTAGAATCAACAGAAACAACATCAATGATATGTTTGGTGCCACCTGGTTTTGTTCCTACACAGTACTGCATAAAAACTCCACTGTGTCTATTCAACACTAGGTCACGCAGGTGGTTTTCATATGACAGATAGTTTTGAAATGGATTCTCAACTACTGCATCACCAAACACATCTAACATCACTTTGTTCCAGTTGAACCGAATCCGCCAGCACGATTACCCAACAAGTCAGGCTTATCTGTAGTTTCTACAAACTCGAATTGTTCATTACGAACAATTTCGCCTTGACAGATGCGTTCATGCTTAGCAATAGTTTGCGCAACTGAAGATACATTAGCAATCAATGCAAACACTTGCATACGGTAGTCAACATCTACAATTCCAGTGCCATTAGCAAGAACCAATCCGCGCTTCAACGCAAGCCCAGACCGCGAATGGAGACGCAAAGAATAAGTATGCTCAACAGTGTCTGGAAACTTGAAGATTAGTCCTGTAGGAATGAGAAGACGCTCACCAGGATAGATGACAACATTATTTGTATCCTTTTCAATCCAACGTTCTACGGGAAGATTGGAATCATTATAACCATGTACCTTATCCATTACAGGACAATATTCAATATCAAAACAGTTTGCATAATCAGTACCCCACTTAGGCAGTCTGACATCCGCATTCATTCTATAAATCTCAATGTTCATAATTTACTCCATTTCAGGGATATCGCGGCGCTTCTTTCCAATAGTGTACTTGCTAACCAACTGCCACTCAGCCTTTTCCTTGTGAGGAAGAATCTTGATTTGGCTGATTGGGGCTAGATTGTCTTTAGTCTTAGCAGGGTCAAGCAACTTTACAAGTCCCCACTCTGCAATTAGATTTGCAATGGTATTACGTCTAGCAACGTCATTTTCTGTCATGCTGCTAGGCTTGCCATCAAGTTCAAACAATTCTTTGAAGTGTACAATGTAGTACTTGCCCTGCTTATGCAGAATGTGGCATGATTGATATAATATGTTATCTTTCTTTGCGGCAACACCAATCCGAGTTAATGTTTCACGCACCTTAAGAAAGTCATCTTCCTTTGCCAGAGTCACCTCTACTAATTTTTCCAAAGTCATATCAGTCACCTTTATTAATTCTTGTTTTAATCATGGTGACTTGCTCATCATCAAGCACCCGAAGGGCTTCATATGCTTTGGCATCCGAGTAGCCATAATATTCTTTGACAGCAAGCAAATCACTACTTTCGGCTCTCTTAAACCACTTAGAATAGGGGCGTTTTTGAGCACGTACCATATTTATAAGAAAGTCGTATTTCAACTTATTGTCAAGATTTGAATACACGTTGATGGCATTAGCAATCAACGCAGTGTCACGGTGAAATGACAGGGCTTTGTTGACCATAAATGAACTGTAACCCTTTTCATCCTGCTCTGTTAGCAGGGCATATTCCTTTGTTTGTAAGATGCTAGGAATAATCTCCTTGAATAGGTCAGCCATTAAACTTACACTCAACCATCATCTCAGTGAGGCATGCCGTGAGATTTAGTTCTTGGTCGGCAACAAATGCTGCTTGGTACTGATATCGGGCTAGGATGATTACTGCGTTAGGGATAGTTGCCTTGTCCATAACATCATAGAGTGAATCATAGATGCGACGGTACATACGAACAGGGTCATCGCCACCATTCTCAGCAACCCACTTGCGCATTTCAGTAAAATTTTGGTCCTTGAGGGACTTTACCAGACCGGCAAGAGAAACATCAACAACAGAAGATAGGATACCAGAATCAATATGTCCAGATACCGAATATCTTTGTAGTTCATTTAGAGTGCGTCTAAAGTCTGGAAAATACTTCTTGATTACTTCAATAACAACCTGCTTGTCAAAGTTGACCTTCTCATTGGTCAGGATGTTGATAACGCGCTGCATGAACTGCTTGGCAATGATAGGCTTGTCAGCATTCTTGAGTTTGAATTCAATGACCGCGCAGCGCGAATGTAGAGGGTCAATTATACGATTCTTATAATTGCAAGTCATGATAAACGTACAATTATGCGCAAACTCTTCCATAGCAGCACGCATGGCTGGTTGAGTAGAGTTAGCATTGAGGTAGTCAGCCTCATCAATGATGATGACCTTCTTACCGCCAGTCAACGACATAGCACTGGCGTAGTTCTTAATCTTCATACGGAAGGTGTCAATGCCTGATTCATCAGAGCCATTGATGACAAGATAGTCACAACCAATCTCTTCACACAGTGCCTTAGCAACGGTGGTCTTACCAACGCCAGCACTGCCGCAAAGCAGCAGATGGGGGATATCTTTCTTGTTTACATATTCTTGGAATGTAGTCTTGTACGATTCCGGCAGGATACAGTCAGCAATAGTATGCGGACGATATTTCTCAACCCAAAGGGCTTCATTCATAATATACTCCATAACGAAAAAGTGGGGCGGGAGGGTGAATCCACGAAGAGCAGTCTGGCGGAAGTTTTCGTTGCTTACGCACGCCCCGTATTATATAGGTCAATCAGAGATAGATTCAGTTCCAGCAAGTGCGCCATATGCATCACTAAACTCTTGATTGGCAGCAACTTCTTCCTCATAAGAACGCTTGTGGAAGGTCTTTGCTAGACGCCGACCAATTTTGGGAGGAATCTCATACTCATCCTTCATTTTTTCAAGAATGGACTTTATATGGTCACGTTCTGCCTCAATTCGAATCATTGAGTTAGACATTTCTTGAAGGCAGTTGAGAATGTCCTGCTTGGTGCGAGTATTGATAATCATCTATCACTCCCCAAACTTGCTCTGTGCTGATTCAATAGCAATGAAGTACTTGATGTCCTTAGCGGTGTGCTGGAACAAGGCAAGACCCTTCTTGGCAATCTTTACATTGTATGAACCATCAACCAACTTAAAGTTTTCAACCTTCATGACTACGCGATACTTGTCGCCGCCACTATCACCAATCTCAACCTTAGACTGGTCAGCAGAGTCATCCTTGACGTCAGTAGCAATCAAGTAGACCTTCTCGCCGTCACTTTCAAAGACAAAGTTGGGTGAACCGGAGATGCCAGCACTCTTCTTCATCCAATCTAAGTCTTCTTTGTTGAGAGTAAACTCGCAATCAGCAGTACCAAAATTGATAGGCTTTTCCGGTGGAACAACAATAACAGAAGGTGAGCAATACTTGATATTGTCATTCTTCTTGCGGTTGTCCGTGGTGATGTTGATTCGGTCAGCAGCAAAACTTAAGTCTGCTTCCTTGTACAAGGACATCTTAGCAAGCAACTTGTTCAAGTCATACAAAGCAAATTCCTGTGGGAACTGCTCAGCAACAACTGCTTCAACATAGATTGTGCGCAACGGGGAAATGGTCTTGATGACCGTACCCTGCTTAAACTGAATGCTCTGATTAATGGCAGAGAAGTTCTTCAAAATTTCAACAGTATCATTCGACAGTTTCATAATTAACCTCGTTCAATAGTCAAGTCATTATTATATACTAGTTTGA